TACACTCTGTTCCTTTCCCATTCACAGTAACTTTTAAGCGACCTACAACTTTGAAAGCTATAGGAACGCCTAATCCTGTTACTGGAATTATTTCAGGTGTGCAATATAACACATATGAAATTATCCTTCGTAAGGGAATGACACCCGCGGCTAATCAAACGCCACAAGTCGCAAGAGTTAATGTTACCATTAAAATTCCTGCTGGCTGTGAAACGTATGCTTTGCCTGAGGTGAAAGCACTATTGTCGTCCTTTTCTGGATTCTTTGTGCAAAATATCAACAATATTACTGATATGATCACCACTGGTGCTCTATAAGTTTTATTGCCTATTTCTTCCTTTATTTGCCGTACAAACATATGAGTGTCTCTATGTTCGAACCGTCCGAAGTTTATCGGCGTGTATGCACTGCTGTTGAGGCAGACTTGAAAGACATAAATACGCCTGCTGCTCGTAGGATGTTAGAAAACGTCTCAAAAAAGATGAATCCTAAAGCCAATGAGCCAGCTCAATTTGCGGCTATTGCTGATTTCTTTGAGAATAATGATCGTATACGATCTTTTTCTTTAGAGAATTTAGACGAATATGACTGCGCAAACATGCGTGATTTTATCACAAACATGTTGCAAATTGGTGCTATTTATGTGAGTGAACGTTTTGATTTGTATCTTGCCCCTCAATCTGTACTACCATTAGAGATTTTTTCTCATCCAGAGTTTTTAAGCTTCGGTTATGGTGCTAGTGCTGAAGGCGATGCAACTCATATCATCGATAAGATGATACGACAACAATTGTCAATCACTCCAAGCTGCGAAAAATATGTCGGATATCTCAAAACTTTTTCCACGTCCTTTCATAAAAAAGTGGCGTTAAGTGAAAAAGTCAAAGTTGACATATACAGCAAAATTGCTCTTGTACCGAAGAATGAAGAGCGTGCGCGAATCATCGCAAAAGAAAGATCATTAAACTTGATCTTCCAGCTTGCGTTAGGAAAATTCATGAGTTACGCTTTAGAATGCCAAGGTATTAATATACAACGGCAGCAAGAGATGAATCGTCTCTTGGCGTATAAAGGTTCTCTTGAATTAAATCAACAAAGTGATGACTGTCCATGTACCATCGATTCAAAGATGGCATCGGATTGTATAACGATTGAACTTGTTAAAGCAATTTTCCCAAAAGAAATTGTTGAACATTTCATATCTTTACGGAGTAGTCACTTTCTTATTTCCAAACGATTTTGCGACGATAACCTTCAAGAACTTCCTATGATATCAACTATGGGTAATGGATTTACATTTCCATTACTCACTATGGTATCACTAGCTATTGTTTATGCTGCAAACTGCAGGTTTGAGGACGAAAATCCTCAATCTGTAGCAATACCAGAGAAATACTGGTATTCTACACAACGATTTAAGCTAGAC